GTAATTAAGTTGTATCGCAAGCCTGATAAGCCTGAGTTTTTCAAGTTGGTCAGGATAGATGCTCAGGGGGATATGTTGTTGAACTACCCCATTGAAGTGCCTGATTTAAAAAGGACTGCAATTTGGATAGCACCTAACAATGTTAGGGTCGAATGGATAAAGGAGTTTGCTGATGGCAACACACTATAAAGGGCAACGGATAGCAGAGTTGTTGGAGGATATTGAGAGGCTGAGCCAAGCCTTGGAAGATAGCCAAGACGACTTTGAAAACGAAACCCAAGCACTTAGGGCTATTGAAGCACAGACAACCTTGGCAATAGCCAAGGCTAAATTAACCGCATTACAAGGAGAAGACGATGCAAATTGAAGATATCCAAATAGATGCACAAGACGAGTTTTATGTGTTCGACGAAGAGAATGGCAACATCTTTTCGGACGATGACCGCTTGGTGTTCTGCGAGGGGTTCAATCGTGGGCAAGAGGCAATGCGTCAAAAAGTCCTAACAATGTTAGGGGAGATGAAAGATGGGGTATAGGTCTCAGGTAGGGGGGATATTTAGCGTGGACGAGAAACATGAAGATGGGAAATGGGTCTACGACCAAGCCAAGTTCAAAGAGATGATCGGGTTCATTAAGTTGTCTCAGTTCTATGAAATGTGGACTAAAGACGGAGATGCTAAACACTTTGGGTGGCAAAACGGCAAGTTCATTCTCTATGGTGCAGATTGGAAATGGTATCCCGATTACCCTGATGTTCAAGCGTGGGACGATTTGTGGGTGCAGATGCGAGACATGGAGGATAAGGGTATCTCGGGCTACTTCTGCCGAGTCGGCGAAGAGCAGACAGATATTGAGGAGTTGGAGTTTGGCATGAATCCATGCCGAGACTTTTTCTACCCATTTAGTGCCATGCATTTTGAAGGTGATGATTACTTAGGAAAGAGAGATACAGATGTTGAAGAAAACAAAGCAGACCAAGCATCGACCAATCAGGAAGAGAAACCCTGTGGTAGTAGCGTTGCTGACTCAGCCCAAGCGTAATGCAGGGCGACACGGGAATCCTAACAATGTTAGGTCTAACAAAGTAGACACAAGGGAGGAATAATCAAATGTATGGACACCAAAGAAACTCGGGGATACCCCGCATAAACGACTACGCTAGTGCATTGAAGTTGTGGGAAGATACCAAGCCCATTCGTGGTAGGGCGATAGACACAAGACCACTAGGTCATCGTCGTAACGACCACTACTTAATTAACTTCTATCCTGAGGGTGCGGTGGAGTGCGTTCTCTACAAGACACCTGTCGTAACCTTCTACGAGAACGGAGATGTAGTCATTCGCCATGATGGATATAACAGCGTATCGACCTGTAACTTTATTGGTGAGGTGCTAGGTATCCATAGTTCGATCTTTAACTACAAGACTTGTGTTGGTTTTAATGGCAAGGACTATGTTGTGCCTGACAACGGACTAACCATAAGACGCAATGAGAGTTGGGTATACGAGCCTGTGAATCCTACCCCCCTGATAGGGCATGCTATTGATCGCAAGGGGGCTAACAATGTTAGGGTGCGGTATCACCCCTTTTACTCCTACTTGAGTAGTATGTGTAGGCTTAAAGCTGGCAGCGAGTATCCGCAAAGCGAAGTGTATCGGGTGTTTGGCAAGATAGAGGGTAAGTATCCACAAGCAAAGATGCCTGCTGATCTAAGCCATGAAGAACGTACTGGGTGGGAAGACTCGGTTAAGTCTTTCTTTGGGTGGATTACCGATACTAACGAAGAGACTAAGAACGACTCTTATTACAAGGCTATCTTGCATATGGCTTACTCGTTTGGTATAGAGAATTGGGGTAGAGGATCAAACCTAGAAGTCGAAGGCTATGTGCTACATGAGAAGAAAGCGTTGAAGGCTTTTGATGAATTGATTATTGGCTTTCATCGTTCTGAGACGCTAATAGAAAAGGTGCTACCCGAGGGTGTCGTGCGTAAAGATTCCAATGGGAAATACTTTAGAGGCGGTTGGAAGAGGTTGCACAATAAGTGAGCCTGATGAGCTAGTCCTAACATTGTTAGAGAGTATTAACGTAGGTATAAACACAGGGTTAGAACTTGACTTAGCCTATATATTGTGTTATAATATAGTATATATTGAATAATATAAATGAGTTTAATAGTATTAAGTTGTGAAGCACCCTAACAATGTTAGGTCTAGCGTAGTAGATGTAATTCAATTAACAAGGAGAAACAAAGCATGGCTGAATTAAATTTTGGTAAAACAGTAACACTTGCACAGGCATCAAACATTATTCTTTCCACCCCGATGAACCGCTACTTCTTACGAGGTGAGCCAGGGATTGGCAAATCGTCTCTGCTTAAGTCGCTATCAGCAAGTCTGCCTGACCATGAGGTGTCATACATTGACGTGCCTAACATGGACTTGGGCGATATTGCTATGCCTGTCATTGATCGAGAAACAAAGACTACTGCCTACTACCCTAACAGTAGATTTAGAATCCATCTGGGTAAACCTGTCATAACAATGTTAGATGAGTATACGAAGGGTGCAGACCCAATCAAGAACATGTTGCACCCAATGCTTGAGGTATCAAACCCAAGGCTCGGTGATATTAGTTTGCACCCCGATAGTATTACTTTCCTAACAGGTAATCTCTCAAGTGATGGCGTAGGCGACTCGCTAAAGGCTCATAGCATGAATCGTATTATCCCCTTGCATGTGAGCAAACCTGATGCAGACCAATGGATAGCGTGGGCAATCGAGAATGATATTGCCCCTGAGATTATTGCGTGGGTTCGTCAATTCCCTCATGCCCTAGCCTCTTACCTCGACCCAAGCCAATTGGACAACCCATACATTTTCAATCCAAAGAAAGTGCAGATGGCATTCGTGTCTCCTCGTAGTCTAGAAAGAGTATCTAACATTGTTAGGGTGCGTTCAAAACTAGATAGCGATAGCTTGATATGTGCAATGAGTGGTGCGGTAGGCGAGTCAGCTAGTCGAGATATGCAAGCATACATAGAGTTCTCAGATCAGCTTCCTACTTGGGAATCTGTGATCGCTAATCCAAAGACTGCGACTGTTCCTGAGTCAGCAGGTGCATGTGCAATTATTGTGTTCGGTGCAATCGCTAAGGTGGATAAACAATCCATGCCTAAGTTCATGGAATACATTGAGAGATTCCAAGCCGAGTGGCAAGCATGCTTTGCAATCAACATTGCGAAGTCACCAACCAAACAACAGATCGCTTTCAGTTCATCGAAGTTTGCTGATTGGGTTCAGAAGAATGAGGACTTGCTATGAGCCAAGTTATAACTAAAAGCATGATGGAGGATTGGATTGGTAGCGATAACCTAGACCCCGATTCATTCTTAGATTTGTTATGTGATTTGGCTAATGGTAAATACCCCGTCGATTTACTTAGACAAGAGGTATTGGAGTATGCCGAAGAATATTTTGATAGAACAGGAAGATACCATGAGGGGTGTTAAGGGTAGCATGGTATCCCGAGAGGCTGTTCGTCAAGCACAGAAGAACGCTTTGCGTAAAGCAAGGCGGTTGCTAGCTAAGCGTGGGTATAAAGCGGAAGATTTTTTTGATGTATGGACAACAAGGAGAACTAACAATGTTAGGTAATAGTGAAGTAGTAGTAAAGGACAAAGAGGAACGTCGGTTGAGCAAAGTAAAAATCTCAATCATGCGTAACCCTAGATTTGCTTTGTGGTCAGGTCTTATGACTGTTGGTAAGACTAGCGTAGTGGAAGACATACCAACCGCATGCACTAACGGCAGAGATGAGTTGTATGGTCGTGAGTTTATTCAGAAGTTGGACGACAAGGAGTTGGCATTCGTGGTGTTGCATGAGACATTGCACAAAGCCTATCGACATATGTTTACATGGCGAAAGTTGCATGACGAGAATCACAAACTAGCTAACCTTGCATGCGACTATGTGATTAACCTTCAGCTACATGACATGGACAAAGACGAGCTACTACTTGCCATGCCCAAGCAAGCTAATGGTAAGTCACTAGGTGCAATCGATGAACGCTTCAGAGGTATGAACGCTAAGCAAGTATTCGACATTCTCAAGGAAGAGCAAGGCGAGGGTGGCGATGGTGATGAAGAAGGCGAAGGTGGTGGTAGCGGTGGCGGTGGTGGGTTTGATGAGCATGATTGGGAAGGTGCGAAAGCACTAGACGAGCAAGCCAAGAAAGAATTGGAACGAGACATTGACTCCGCTATTCGTCAAGGACTTATTGCCGAACAGAAAGTTGCAGGCAAAGGCGGTGGTGGTATGGGTCGAGACCTATCCGAGTTGCTTGAACCCAAGGTGGATTGGCGAGATGTGTTGCGTGAGTTTGTTAAGACTACATGTAACGCAAAAGACACAAGCTCTTGGCGACGGGTCAATCGTAGATACCTAGGTAATGACATCTATATGCCTAGCCTAATAGGTGAAAGAGTTGGACATCTAGTGATTGGTATTGATACGAGTGGCTCAGTAGGCAACAAGGAACTAGCGGAGTTTTTATCCGAGGTGCAGTCGATTGCGAAAGATGTTCACCCTGACAGGGTAGACCTAATCTATTGGGACGGCGAAGTTGCGGGACATGAGGAGTATTCATCTAGTCAAGTAGATTCAATCATTGATTCAACCAAACCTGCGGGTGGTGGGGGGACTGATCCTACTTGCGTAATGCGATACATGGAAGAAAAAGCAATCAAGCCCGAGGCAATCATCATGCTGACTGACGGCTACATTGGTAATTGGGGAGACAAGTGGAATGCACCGATTTTATGGACTATTGTTGGGGGCAACAAGGAGTATGCCCCTGTGGGTAAAACGATACATGTTAAGGACTAATCCTATGGCTAAAGTAATTGTAAGTATTGGTTGGGGTAGTGACTTTGTAATGGACGCTGACAAAGCCCTAACATTGTTAGACCTTCTCAAAGATGCAGAGAAGTATCAAGACAAGTATCAAAAGGGCGGAAATACATTTCATATATTCCCCCAAGAAAAAGAGCTAGCTACTCTTAAAGTATTAAGTAGCAGTATGTATAACCTAGCGAAGTTAGCTGGCAAACCTGAGGAGAGTTAATCATGAGTATTTCATCTAGTGCAGTATTAGTAGAACTAAACATTAGTGTATGGACTGCTAACAAGTTGGACAAGGGTGCAACCGATAGTGTGCTTGCGAGTAATAGTGCAAGCAAAGACTCAGCACAAGTGCGTAAGAATCTAATGGCAGGAACGGACAAGCGTAAGAAGATATCTGACTACGCTGCTAAGGCTAGGCTCTACCACAATCAGACTACGCTATCGTGGTCAGACAAAGGTGCGAGGCTACTGCCTACTAGCCTATTCATGGACTACAAGTCAAACATGAATGTGTATCAACGCAACATGACTACTATGATCGAGGACTTCTATGCAAACTATGGAGACTTAATCGAGTTATCTAAACATCATATGGGCGACTTGTTCAACCCTTATGACTATCCAAGTATTGAGGAGTTGCGTAGCAAGTTTGGATTCCGCTTAGTGTTCTCTCCGTTGCCTGAGGGTGGTGACTTCCGTCTTGACATACCCAAGGCAGACATGGACGAACTAGGTCAGCAGTATGAGTCAGCATTTAACGACAGACTCAAAGATGCTATGCGTGAACCATGGGAGAAATTGCATAAGACTCTTATCCATATCTCAGAAAAGCTAACCGATATAGAGGGCGATGACGAGAGTAAGAAGAGGTATCACGATACCCTGATTACCAATGCTCAGGAGTTGTGTGGCTTGCTTACGCATTTGAACGTAACAAAAGACCCACTGCTTGAGAATGCCCGCCGTTCCCTTGAACTAACAATGTTAGGGGTAGACATTGAGGCAATCAAGGAAAGCCCTGATGTGCGTAGTAGCGTAAAGGCTAAGGTCGACGACATTCTTAAGAAGTTTGATTGGTAAGGAGATAATTAAATGACATATGTAAACATTGAGTTGAAAGAGCATGACCGCTTTGGCGATGGAATCAAGAGGCAGTCCATGATTGACCCATTTCTCAAAGACCTAGTAGAGCAGTTGGCTTTGAAGTATCCGCAATGGACGTTTGTCGAAACTAGTTCTACCGCTATGGCGACAGACAAAGTTATTCATGCTCACCGCTTTGACATTAAAGACAAGCGAGAAGTTCTAGGTTCAATCGACAAGGACTACGCTAGTGGTGGGTATCGATATCGTATTGATAATCACCGCATTCAAGGCATGCGTGAACGTGGTTGTGGTATGAAAACGATTCACCTTAACAAAGCACTTAAGCATGTGGATAAGTTTTTTGGTAGAAAAAATGTGGACGAAAAGTTTAAAGAGGCTAAGGACAAAGTTAAAAACACAATACATCAAATAGATAACGAAAAAGCGTGGGCATTAAAACATTCATGGAGTGCGTTAGAACAACAAGCACAAACTTTTATACGTAGTAACTATGAAGAGTTTACTGCTAGTGTAATAACTCCAAGTGCTAGAGCAAGCGAAGCAATAAAAGAGTTACCTAGTAAACTTAACGAGCATCATGCAATGCAACATATAGATTCTATGTTTAAAAACAACAATGCTTTTATTGTGTTCATAGATGGAGTAAACTATTCTGTGCAAAAGGGCGAAGACCCTTTGGAAATAAAACAGAGTGATGAGTTGCCTGACTTTATTCGTAGGGCAGTAGGGCTACTTAAATTAGTTGAAGATAACCAAGTGATTAGTGATGTAGGTTTGCGTGTTAACGAAACTACTTTTTTGGTGTTACCTAACAATGTTAGTTAAGGAGTAAGTATGTTTAATAAGAAACGACATGTATTTATAGTAAATGATTCACCTAGACAAGAAAGGATAACGTCTATGGCTTTGGATAAGGACTCAAGATTTAAATGGACTGCTGGTGCTGATGTATTAAGAACGTGGAAAAAGCATGGGTTTGTCCCACCGACTGAGTATCGGGAAGATTATTTGTTCAAACTAAATCGTGAGGCTAATAAACCAAATGACTGAACCAATAAAAAGAGGCAGGGGCAAGGGGGTAAAGCCTGCAATGGTTTACCTACCTGTTCGTATCAGCCAAGAAGTAGCAGAGTTTTTCAATGCTTACCCTAACAAGAGTGCAAAGATTAGGGAAGTATTAGCTAATTATGTTCAACAAAACGGAGAAACAAATGAGAAAGAAACTCACCAAAACCAGTAAAGTAATACAGTATGTTAAGAAGAACCCAAAAGCAAAGGCTAAAGAAATAGCACAAGCAGTAGGAGTTCCAACTAGTAGCGTGTATCAGATAGCCTACAAAGTGCGAAAGCAAATGCGTGAGGGTATGAACAAAGTGCCTATGACTGCTCTATCGCCTAAGCCTGCCGCACGTAAATATGCTAAGGGTATGAAAGTAATAGCAATCTCTACGAGCAATAAGAGTATCCACAGCAAAGCTGATATGGTCAACCACCCACCGCATTACAAGGCAGGGGGTATTGAGACGATTGATTTTATCGAGGCTAAGAACCTAGGGTATAACCTAGGTAATGTAGTGAAATATGTAAGTCGTGCCGATTTAAAAGGCAATAAGTTGGAAGACTTACAAAAGGCTAAATGGTATTTGGATCGGGCTATTAGTAATCTTAGTAAAACCTAACAATGTTAGGGGCAGTTTTGATTACAGATAGAACTTAGTAGCCTTGTAGATGCGAATGGATTTTATCTTCGGCTAGTTTGCCCCAATACTTTACGGCTAGCTGAATCCTTGTTAACTCTGAGGGTGGCAGAGAATCTACATCTCCACCCAATTTTCTCCTTGACAAAGTCCAACACCATGCTATTATGGTGGCATGGCACTTACTCCCGAAAAGAAAGTAAAAGATAAATGCGTCAAGCTACTTAAGGCTTACGACGCTTATTACTTCTTCCCTGCTACCCATGGCTATGGTCGTAGCGGTGTGCCTGATATTATCTGTTGCATCACAGGAAAATTTGTAGCTATTGAGTGCAAGGCAGGTGACAATAAGCCTACTGCATTACAAGAAAAAGAAATGGCAGACATTCGCAAACAGGGTGGAATTGCCGTCGTGATAAATGAAAGCAACCTAACATTGTTAGAGAATTTGCTTAAAAAATTAACAGGGGCTAACAACGAGGGGGACATAGATGGCAGATGTTGACATAAACAAAGGTGTTCAGATATTACTTGAACGCATGAGCAGTAACCCTGATGAGTTTATTCCTACCCTACGAGACGGGTATCCTAAGAAGTGGCGAGACATTCTTCTTTCTGTTGAAATGCGAACCAATGGGGGCAAGGACTACAGAGATCAGTTGTCATTCCTAAACGACAAAGAGATCAAAGCCCTATGGGACAAGATGCAAAGTCTCCAAGGCGAGCTGTTTACTAAACGAGTCATGAATACTCTGCTACAAGATGCAGAAGATGGATTAGGTTATTCCGAAGTAGTAGCACTAATAGAAGCTAAAGCAAAACTAGCAGAACTATCATCGGAAAAACGACAAGCGACAAGCGGGCGCCCCAAAGGTAAAATTTGAAAATCTTTTGTTTAGACTTTGAGACTTACTACTCTCAAACCTTCTCCCTTAGCAAAATTACTACGGAAGAGTACGTCCGTAGCCCCGAGTTTGAAACCATCGGGGTAGCGGTGTGCGAACAAGGGAGCGCTCCTACTTGGTTTAGTGGTACTAAAGCAGATACAAAGAAGTTCTTGGATAGCTTTGAACTTGACAAGCATTTAGTAATAGCCCATAACGCTATATTTGATATGGCTATTCTTAATTGGGAGTTTGGTATAAGACCCAAAGGCATTGCTGATACCTTATCTATGGCAAGAGCCATACATGGGACTGAGGTTGGCGGTAGCCTTGCCAAGCTAGCCGAACACTACGAACTAGGGGTAAAAGGCACAGAGGTGCTACAGGCACAAGGCAAGCGTCGGATTGACTTTAATGCACAGGATTTGGCACAGTACGGCGAGTATTGCAAAAACGACGTAATGCTTACCATGGGTTTGTTTGAGAAGCTAAGTGCAGGCTTTCCTCCTAGTGAGCTACGACTTATTGACCTGACTATCCGTATGTTTTCCGAGCCTAGCCTATGGCTTGACGGCAATATATTGTACGACCACCTAAGTGATATTCAAGTTAAAAAGCAACAATGCTTAGAGTTTTACGCTAAAGAAGATTTAATGAGCAATGACAAGTTTGCTACGTTGTTAAAAAACTTAGGTGTAGAACCCCCCACTAAAATTAGCGCTACGACAGGCAAAGAGGCATGGGCATTTGCTAAGACTGACGAAGGGTTTAAAGAGTTGCTTGAGCATGAGAACGAAAATGTGCAAATTCTTGCAACAGCGCGTTTAGGGGTGAAGTCAACCATTGAAGAAACAAGGACTGAGCGCTTTATAGAGATCTCGCAGCGAGGCTTATTCCCCATACCACTACGCTACTATGCAGCTCATACTGGTCGTTGGGGCGGTGATGACAAGGTTAACCTGCAAAACTTACCACGAGGCTCAACTCTTAAAGACGCAATTATGGCTCCTCCCGGGCACGTCGTTGTGGACTCTGACTCTAGTCAAATAGAAGCAAGAACGCTAGCGTGGCTGGCTGAACAAAACGATTTAGTAGACGCATTTGAAAGGGGTGAAGATGTATACCAAATCATGGCATCGTCTATCTATAACAAGGTAACTGAAGAAATTAGCAAGGACGAAAGGTTCGTTGGCAAAACGACTATATTGGGGTGTGGCTACGGCATGGGGAGTACGAAATTTAAAACACAGCTTAAGACGTTTAATGTGGAGATCGAAGAAGAGGAAGCCACTCGTATTATTAAAGTCTACCGAGAAACTTATGATTGGATACCGCAACTATGGAACCAAGCAGGAAAAGCATTAGATGCAATCCTTAACAACCAAACTGCGCCATTAGGTAAAGCAGGAGTCCTTGAAGTAGAAGGTAGAAAAGGCATTCGCTTACCAAACGGACTGTATGTAAAGTACCCCAACCTACGTAAAATGCGGAACGAGCAGGGTAAGGACGAGTATGTGTACGACACCAGAAAGGGTAAAGCAGTTGTGCTTAACAGAATATATGGTGGGAAAGTTATTGAGAACGTCTGCCAAGCGTTAGCTCGAATCATTATTGGTGAGCAGATGCTACAAGTAGCCAAGAAATATAAGGTGGTAATGACTGTGCATGATGCGATTGCTTGCGTAATACCTGAGCAAGAAGCGGAGGTTGGTCAAGAGTATGTGGAGATGTGTATGAAAATGCGACCCAAGTGGGCACAAGACCTACCATTAAGTTGCGAGTCAGGAATGGGGAAAAGTTATGGCGAGTGCTAGTAGAGTAGTAGGGGCTACAGCGTATCGGGACAGTGACCATGCGGTCAGGATAGTCTACGATACTGGGGAAACTAAAATTCTTCCAAATGAAGAAGCCAAACTTCTTTTGGGTGAAAAAGTATACGCAGTTTTAGACGACCCAAAATACAGAAGCGCACTAAAAGTAATTGGTGATTACGATAAAGTCATTGATGCTTATGGAGACATTAATACAAAACACAGACTGCTTGAGGCTTTAACGGATCAAGCTACTTCTTTTGAAAAAGGCAAAGAGTTTTACGGCGATAAAGTAGTATCAGAAGACATACCCGATGCAATCTATAACTTTCCCAAGATTTTATTTGAACCTGCATTTCGTACTGAGGTGGGTGAAATTGGAGAAGCTTTTTCTTCTGTAGACGAGATTAGATTACCGTTTCCAAAGATAACTATTATTACGTGCGTAGTCTCTACAATGCATGCCATGGTTGGAGAAGATCACAAAATAGATACCTTAGTACCAATCTATTTATCTCAACAAGACGGATACATCAGAGCTATGTTTGTTACAAACAAAAGAGGCAAGCCTGAGTCCATTATATTTAACGTAGTGCCCAAAGTTATAGCAGTAGACGGCAGGAATCAAATGCCTGTAGATATACACCTTACTGAAGAACAAAGAAAAGCATGGACTCCCGATGAGCAGGGTACAAAGTTTACACACAGTATTGCTCGTATGATTTTGTACGTAACCGCTAGGGTTCTTTACATGATGACTTTTTCAGGCGGCGATGTTTATATGTCTAAGCCTACTAAAGAAGAAGCAATAACAAATGCGAAGCGGGTACGCAAAGGTAAGAAGCCATTACTTGAGTTTAGATTAATTAAGGTTAATGGCAAAACACCAGACTTAGCTTCTTTGCCACAGGGCACACACGCATCACCCCGACTACATTGGAGACGTGGTCATTGGCGCACTATGAAGAAGTCAGGTAAAAAAGTTTGGATTGATCCGATGCTAGTGGGCGACGAAGAAAACGGCAAGATTATCAAAGACTATGCCGTTGGTAATTACAAAGAAAATAGGGCAGTTTAAAAATGATCGTCACAATACTTAATATGTTTGCTTTGTTTGTAGCTGTTTTTGCGGTGTTGATCTTTGCAATAGTGTTTAGCTTTTTCTTGTTCATCATGTTTGCCTGTGTGTACATTGGGTGGATGGAAATTAAGGCTATGCCGATAACTGAAATATGGGAAAGGATTCAGAAATGAATAAAGATCACATGATTAGAGTAAGGGTGGATACAAAAACAAAAGAAACTGCTAACGCAATTTTTAAAAAGCATGGAATAAATATGTCAATAGCAATACGAATGTAT